GCAAGTCCGGTAGATCCGCTACCGCCAGCACCTGACGACCTTAATTCCCAATTATAACCATTGCTTGGTGTTGGTGATGGTGCCGTCCAAGAAAGATTTGCAGTTGATGATGAAGTGTATGATATTGTTGGTAATGTAGGACCTATACAAGACTGCACAGTCCAAATAAATATTAACCCTGTTGAAGGGACACATCCACTACGAAACCTTACGTTGTGAGCGTTAGATGTTCCAGCGGTTGTACCATTTGGTGCCCCCCAATTTGGTGTTGCATCCGGTATAGAAGTTGTTAATCTTCTGTTATTGTAGTCTGTATTTGTGGAACCTCTTAAACCAACCATTGGTTGATAAGTTGTACTTGTTGTAATTGTCGTCATATTACCATACACAACACTTATTTGACCATTTGATTTGTTTACTCTAATTTGAAATGAAAATCTTTCTGAACTACTTTGTAAATATCTTGCGGCATTTTGCCATTGAAACACCACTTCAGTTCCTACATCCTCCCATCTTCTTTCATATACTTGTGATGCAATTGCCGTACTTCTTAAATCCATACCCATACCTGCAATAACACCTACTGCAGTACCTGTTGATGATATTGGTCCCGTTACACCGTTTCCTGTTGTTGTTGTTCCTGGGTTTAAAAACAAAGCACCATCTGCTGTCATATTAACAGATGTAATTGTTGTATTATTAAACTGAAATTGTGATCCGGACGGTATTGTAAAATAACTACCATCAGTATCATAAGTGATGGCACCGCCAGTTGTTGTTACTAATTGAGTACCACCAACAATTGCCGTATATGTACCGGTTGTCTCAGAAAATGAATAAAGACTTGATACTTGTGTAAAACCCAAAAAAGAAATTAGGGTAAATAGTAAGATTAAAAAATTTTTCATAATTAAGTATTTTTTCTTAATAAATACTTTGAAAACGTTTAATTATAAAGTAAAATTTTACTTAGATGAATATTTACCGTAATAAAATTATTATATATCAAAAAAGGAGACAATTTCTTGTCTCCTTTCTCTTATTCAGTTAAGATATTGATTATCTCAATTCTTGTAAGTCGAATGTTCTAACTCCGTCAACAGTAATACGTCCATAAAAACGATTGTTGACCATCTTCTTAGCGTATCTCGTCATGATACCTTTGATAGGTGTGAAGTTGAATGGGTTATACATTGTAGGTGTTAATTGTAGAGGTACATACGGAGCGTAAACATATCCTGTATCTAACAAAGAAGAACCTTTGTGTCCGATAAGGATTTGGTTAGCTGGGAAGTATGGATCTCTATACACTTGGTAACGACCTGCTAATGTACCAACTCTTTCAATACCCATGTTGTATTGATCTTGCTCAGGAGACGCGTTAGATACGTGGAAGTATTCTAAATCGTCAAAGATTGCAGAAACCTCAGAAGATACAACGATCCAGTTAGCACCACCTCTCAAAGTTGATTTGTGGATTTGTGCTGACAATTGGTTGATTGCTGTGATTAATGTTTGATTCCAGTCTTTTTGAGTATAAGTCATGTTTCCTGAAATTCTTCTCCATCCGTTATAATCCCATCTTAGGTTCCATGCCGCACCTTTTCTAAGGTCTCTCAAGATTTCTCTATCGATTTCAGCAGCAACTTGTTCAGACAATAAAGCGGTTAATTCAGCCTCAGCGTCGATATTATGGAATGCTGAAACGTCTTGTGCCAATTCAGGTGACCATTGTGCTCTTAGTTTTCTTTCTGTAACAGATACAGTAACTGACTCAAGGTCAAAAGATACTTCACCAATTTTATCTTCAAATTCTAATTCAGCATATCTTCTAAATACTGCCACAAAAGAAGTACCTGAAGTACCTGAAGTAATTGTTGCTCCTGTATAACCATCTAAAGATGTTGAATTACAATCAGCACATACTGGACAAGATAAATCAACTTCTAAGTAAATACATCCATTTTGGTCACAAACTTGATCATAAGATCCACCATTTCCGTTAGGGAATGTTGTTGGTGTTTGTGTGTATGTAGGAGAAACGATACCTTTACCGTATTGTTGAGTAACAACTCTAAACAACAATGGTGATGCGTTAGGTACTAAACAAGCACTACCTTCAGCAATACTCAAACCTGTTGATCTGATAATTTTTAAATCAGACAAGAAAGTTTCGCTATCTACCTCTGAACCATCAGGACCAATTAATTTACCAACACCATTATCATAAAAACCACACATTTTAACAATTAGTTTTCTTTGAACGCCTGATGCGATTTCAACTCCTCCTGCAGGTGTACCACCAGCAACAGTTGCGTCAACTAATGAACCATTTGACCATGCTTGGATAGTTGTAGTTGCAGTAACTGCAGTCCATGTACCTTTAGAATAGTCAAATAATCCTGGAGGATCTAATGCTGCCTCAGCACCTTCATAAAATAAATCATAAAGATTTTTAGCATAAGCGTTAGCTCCATCATAACCAGTACCATCACCCGCATTATAATTGGCAGAACCAATTGGTGCGTAGTGGTTTGTTCCAGCGGCAGTATCTGCGGAGTTATAACCTTGAATTTTAGGTACGAAGTAGAACAATTTACCAATAGGTAAGTTCATTGCTTGTACAGATACTAAATCATTTGCTAACAATTTAGAGAATACACGTCTAACGATAGGAAATACTACAGTTTCAAATGAACCTGAACTATCAGTAGATGCTGCTTCGTTGATTAAGTGAGACGCTTGGTTTTCATATAATTGTGCCATGTTCTCTTTAACGTGTCCTTTAAGACCGTCTAGGAATCCTAATCTATCCCATTTGTTAATTGTATCTTCTTTGATAACTTTCAAGTGCTTAAGACCGATGTTACCAACAAGACCTGATTCTAATAATGCTCCCATTTTTTTATTTTTTTAATTAGAGTTTATTTTTATTTTATGTATATAAATATACAGTAATTTTAAAAAGTTTATTTTTTATTTAATTTTTGTCATCAAATCCTTCATTCTTACAAATTGTGGATTTTCATACGTTTTACTTTCAATAAGATTAGTTGCGGAACCCGATTGTGGAGTTTTAATTACCTTTCTCTGAATAGATTCAGTAACCACAGGTTGAGTACCTTTATCATCTAATTCTTTTTTGATTGATTGATAAAGATTTTTTGATTCCTTTAAAGATTCAACAGAATCAAATCTTCTAAGAATATTAATCTTTTCTTGTTTTGTTGTTGAATGTTCAGTGAACAAACGTGTAGAATACGCTAAATTAGAATTGAATACTGCAACTTCATTAAGTTTTGTTCTGAAGAAATCCAAAGCCTTTTTGTATTCTTCATTTTTTTCTCTTAATACGTTTAACTCACCATTTACTGATTCAACTTTTAAATGTCTAGGTGCGGTTCTTGGTTTAGGTAGGCCTTTTCTACCCCAATATTTACCGTTACCTAAAGTTCTTGATGCTTCAGTAGTTTCAGGAGATACCATTTCTTCATTTGTTTCTTCTTCCCATTGGTTGAATTCTTCTTCTTCTAAGTCGGTTTCAGTTACGCCTTTTTTAAGTTTTGAAGGGTACTTGAATTTAGGTCCTTTACCTGTAATTCCTTTTCCTCCTGATTTTTTGTCATCACTAAATCCTTTATTGTTTACGGTCATTTTTGAGAAACCATTTCCTGGTTTACCCATACCAATACCCTTAGCTTTAAAAGATTCTAAAACAGATTCTAGTTCTTCTTGGTCAACCTCATATACCGTTTCATCAGAGACTTCCATATCACCGTAATCTTCTGACTCATCTTCAAACTCGTCAAATTGTTCATACGTATTTTCTTCCAAAGAATCCTCAATTTCTAACTCATAAATGTTTTCATTAGTTTCTTCATATTCTTCGTTTTCTAAATCGTCTTCTTGCTCAAATAACGAACTTCTTTTTCTTGATGATCTTCTATAATTATTTTCCATCATTGTTTCTGGATTTTCAGATTCATCCCCCATTTGAATTAAATATTCAGTATCATTTGTTGGGTCTGATAAATGAATACCTTTGTCATCTTTCTTGACAATGATACCATCTTCATCACCCATTAATTTGAATACTTTGATAACATCACTGATAGGTGATTGAGTCATGTCCAAAGCGGGTAATTCTTCTGATTGATTATCACCAGCAACGGCTTCTTCACCATCAACAGGTTCTTCCATTTCAGGTTCTTCACCATCAACAGGTTCTTCCATTTCAGGTTCTTCACCATCAACAGGTTCTTCTACGTCTACTTCTTCTTCGTCTTCTACACCAACTTCTTGGTCTTGTTCTTCTTGTTCACGCAGGTTTTTCTTTTTTGAACCTCCAAGAGATTCCCTAACTAATTCACTGATTTCTTCTTTCATTGTTGAAGCAAGTATTCCTTTTGCATTTTCACTGATAGCATTTTCAACAGCTTTAATTTGTAATAAAGCTTCTTCTACTACCGATTTTTCATTCATACTCATTTTTTTGACAATATGTTATGCGTTTATTTTTTTAATAAATATGTAGATGTTTAAAAAAAACTTGGTTTTTATGATATTATAAAAAATAAAAAAGGGAGACACGTAATGTATCTCCCCAAACAATTTTAAATAAAGAATTATTAATTACTCAATTACCTCATCAATTTTACTTTCAACAATTGCCGTAATTCTCCAATCCATAGTGTAACTTTCATACGCCTTTGTGACTTTTGCTTCTACGTCAGTTGGTGAAAAAGCCTTAACTAATTTTTCTTCTTTAATTTTTTTAACTTTACCTGTGTTTTCATCTACCATGTCTGTGGTAACTCTCGCAACAAAATACTTTTCATCCATAATTTAATTTTTTATTTATCCAAATAATCGGATAATCTTTTCATTAAGTCAACAGATTTACTTAAAGGATTTGATTCTATTTCTTGATGCTCCGTTAAATTTTCTTCGTATTTAGGTCTATCTTCTTTGTTAAGATAAAGGTAAGCTCCCGGAGTTGATGGTGAAGAAACTAAGTCAAAACAGATTAATTCAAAATCTTCTTGTACTTCATTTTGTTCTCCTTTTTTCACCAAAGACCCAACACCGCGAGAAGAAACACCCATTGTAACTCCTTGTCTCATCATGTTTGCAGCAACATCCCCTTTAGACGAAATAATACCTCTTTCATGAAATCCAGGTGATGTCAACAATTTAATTTTACCCATTAGTACATTATCTTCCCACCATACATCAGTAATAAGATGTGCAACTCTATCTAAATCAATTAAAGAAGATTCGGGGTGATTCAATTCTGAAATTGACATACCACGATTGATCATTTCTTTATATTTTTCAGCCTCTCTTTTTAATATTTTTTCGGGGTATACGCGTCCATTTCTATTTGGTACTCCATATTTTTGTAAAGTTGCATAAAAAACAAATGGTTTTGAATGATCTAATTGACCATATGATTCTTTTAAAACTTGACTGTTTCTATATTCATTTGGGTTAATTATTCCTGCATCCCACTCAACAAGTATACCTTTACCCGTGTCTTTAGGTCCTAATATTTTCATAATCTTTTTTATGATAAATATTATATAGTTACAGTTTGTTTCGTTTTAGTCATACTTAATGTAAAATACTTTGAATTTTTTAGGTCATCTTTATAAATTGATCCTAAAATATTTTTTATTTTACTTTTTAATAGTATTGATTTGAAATCTATATTTTCTTTGTGTACAAATAATGTTATCTCTAAATTAAGGAAACTTTTTTTATTTTTTTGTATTCCACTTGTCCTTAAATCTAAATCCACAATAAATTTTTTTTCAAAAATTGTTCTATCTACCGATTCTAATAATGTGTGTAAAATATTTCTTTTTATTTCTCCTGTTAATTTTGACCAATTTTCATAATCATCGTTTGGCTCAATCCATGTTTGTAGTATTAAATAAATTGATTTTAAATTTTTTGAATCTACCGTACCGTATTGACATTTTGCATCACCAAAAATATTCAGTTTTGATGTTTTTCCTTTTTTCATTTTTCATATCTTGAAAGTTTATTGTTTTAACAATTATAATAAAACTTTTAGTTCTTGTCAAAATTTAATTTTTTTGTTACTATTTATAGTGTAAACCAAAAAAATATGATTATAGTACATGTCAAAAATTCATCTTCTTTAGAACAGGCACTCAAAACTTATAAATTTAAAATTTACAAAACAAAACAAATTCAAAAACTTCAAGAAAGACAAGAATACAAAAAACCCTCCGTAAAACGAAGGGCTCAAATTAAAAAGGCTCAATACAAACAAAAGAATCAAATAGTTTCTTGAGTTTCTTCTTCTTTTTTCTCTTCGGATTTTTTTCCAAAAATCTTTTCTGTGGATGTAAGACCTAAACAACCAAAAGCCAACATAGCAACTGCATTCACTAAAGTGTCAGAAGGTCTTATGTCACCATGTGAATAGCTATTTACATAAAGTGTAACACAAAGAGAGACACCACACAAAATACCAATAAATCTTTTTGAAGATGCGTTACCTTGGCTATCCATGAACAGTCTACCAATACCGTTAAAAAACTTTTTCATAGTCCCAAACTTAGTTTTTTTAGTTTATAATAATCGTAATGTGTGCACTTTGCATCCATTATTTTACCGATTGTCTTTTTTATTGAGTCCTTCAATTCATCTTCTTTAGACTCATTTAAATTACTTTTAAGTTTATCTACTACATGGTTTTTTAAGTTTTTCATTTCTACAACTAAATCGTCATAACTTAAAGAAACTATACTTTCTAATTCTTTTTGTTCGGTAATAGAAAGTGTTGATATTTCTTTTTTCAAAGATTCATTAGCAATTTTTACCATAGTAGAAATGGGTACATTATACTTTTCAGAAACATCTTTTCTACTAGGTTCTTTTGTCAATAAATTTTTAATATTTTTTTTAGACTCTAAAATTGATTCTAAATTTTTAATTCCTTTAGAATAAATTGCATTATCAATATCGGAATAATTATTTTTATTTGTTATATTCCAAGAATTAATCCAATTATTTAATCTTTTAATGTCCGTTATTTGGTTTTCAATTAAAATTTGAGAATACTCAACAGACTCATTAATATAGTCATTTGCTAAATCATTATCTAAACCTTTGTTAGATGATAAATCATCATATATGTAATAAAGTTCTGCCAAATCTTTGTTTTCTAAAACTAAAGAATTAAACTCTCTTATAAATTTTTTAAAACTTGGTTTTTTAGCAATTTCTACTGCTGTGTTTTCTATATTAGTTTTTATATTACCGAATGTGCTCATATTTTTTTTAATATAAATATTACTTATCAATCAAATCTTTCAATTTTTGGTCAATTTCTACTAAAGAATTTCTACCTTTAGATAAATCTAAGTTGTTAGTTTCATTAAAAAGTGTTTCTTCTAATATTAAATCTAAATCATTTCTAACAAATCTTTCAGGTGTAACCCCTCCTTCACCTCCAGGTGGGGGTGGTGGTGGACCTCCCATATCACCTCCCGGTGGTGGACCACCCATATCACCTCCCGGTGGTGGTGCCCCTCCTTCACCCGCAGTACCCGCAGCCACGTCAACATCTTTTTTACCGTATAACTTATCAATGTTATCAAATAAACCAGTTTTTGTAATAACTTCAGGCGTTTTTTCTAATTCAGCATAAACAGCTCTTTCAACTCTTTGTTGTTGGATGTCTAATCTTATTTCTTCGTCAGAAAACCCTAATATGTGTTTTTTAGCCCAAGAAGCAGAAACAGGTGCTAATGATTTTGCAATTTCAGCGGTTGCGTCTTTATATAATGTAATTTTTTCCTTCCAAATCTCTAAAGATAATAATTCACCTTGTTTAGATGGGTTATTTAAACTTAAAGTAAAGTTTGTTAATTCGTCTTCAAAACCTAACAAAAATAAATGAATAATTGCTATTTTATTTAATTCCGCAATCATAGATTTTTGAATTCTGTTGATGGTTCTTGCAAACCTAATATCTAACAAAGATAGGTTTTTACCGTCACCAACAGCCTCTTCAAACCCTAAATATGCCTTCGGTATTCTAAGTGCTGTTACTAACTTTTTTTGTATATATTCAATATCCGCAATTTCAGCTAAGTTAGAGGCTCCCGCCAATGTTGTTACAGGTTCAGGTGCCGAAGAGTCACGAACAGGTATGAAGAAATCTTGATCAACCGCCATCTGATTATATCTCATATCAACATTACCAGTTTTTGAATCAACAATTTGATCTCTTTTAAATTTGTTAGCCACTTTTTGTACATAAGCATCAACATCTTTATCATCCATATTACCCACAAACACCTTAAAAACTCTTCTTTCGGGTGCTCTAGAAACTCGGTAAATTAACATGGCGTCTTCACATAATAATAATTGTTTCCAAATACGTCTCGCCTTTTCTAACATAGAGGTTCCATAAGGTAATTTTCTATCATCACCTAAAATCCTGAAATGACCAACTTCCCAAGTATTAAATTCCATGTTTTTTTCTTTCCAAACAAACTTCAAAGCGTCGTTTTCCATTTCTTGAGAATATTTGTCGGGTTGAAATCTCATCCCTTTTTCTAATCTTTCAATTTGAATATTTGGTAACTGTTGGCACCCTACAATACCTTTTTCGGGATCCAATTTTAAGTAAATAAAATTATCTCCGAACTTACAAGTATTTCTTGTCCACATTGGTAAATTAGTATTTATATCCAATTTGTTAGTAAAAAGGTCGGTTAATACTTGTTTAATTCTTTTTGATTCGGAATAAACTTTTAATATTAAACCATCTTGATCTGGTGTTGTTGATTCTTCGGCGTATATATCTAAAGCTGCCGAAATTTCAGGAGTATACTCCATTGATTCGTAATCATAATATGATGCCATTCTTGTCGGTTCATAATAAACTGCTTGTTGGTATAAATTACTTTCTACCTTTTGCCATTGCTGACCAATATATAATGATTGTTGTGCCTGTAATTTCTCAACCTCAAATTCTTTTTTATCGGTTGTTTTTAATAATTCTTTTTTATCAAATTTGAATACAGGTGTTTGTTGGTCTAAAGTCGCATTAGGTCCAAACACCCTACCCAATCTTTGCCAAACCGTAAATTTTTCTTGTGCCATATTTTTTTATTTTAAAAATAATTCTAGAATTTATAAATTAAACTCTTTTTCTTCCGAATAACCATAAATAGTTTTCATAATCACTTTGCGTTAAACTACTTCTATTCATACTCATTCTATCCATATAACTTACAGGTACTCCAGGATTAAAGTTTTGGTGGGATTCTCTAAAATCTTTTTTCTCAGTAGTCCAAGAATCTAACATGGCCTTCGCATGTTCAGTTGCCTTTTCTAATTGTGCGAAAGAGTTTTCACCAACATATATACCCATAGCCAACGCCATAATTAAATCATCATGTTGACCCTTTTGGTGATCTGGTCTTCCATTCACATAAACAAAGGTATTTAGTTCATTAAATAATCTTTGTGATCTAACACCAAAATCATGTCTAAGTGCCTCTTCAAAAGCAGCAACAATTTGAACTCTTTTTGAGTTAAAATTAATTCCAGGTATTTTATCTTGACTTTTTGGGTCCCATTTCCATTTATCCGCCAAATTAACCCCATCAACATAAAGATTTTTGTATCCAAGTTCTTGTAATTTTCTTGATGTTGCAACACCCATACCACCAGTTATGTCTGTAACAATAAACGAGTTGTACAATGTTGCCCATCTAAATGCTATATCTGCGACAACATCGGGAGGAACCTTACCGATATACTCAACTACCTGTTCTCTTTCGTCAAAATCAATTATGGTAAAAGTTGTAAAATCTTCACTATCCCCACGAGAAACATCCATACCCATAATATATTTATGACCAGGAACGGGATCTTTCCAAACCCACAAAGCACCACCCATTAATTTTTCTTTTGGTTCTTTTATATGTTTGTCTTTTATTGATTTCATTGTTTCGGGAGGTATTACGTTATCCCCCGAACCCAAAAAGTTACATTCAAGCTCTTGTGATATTTTTCTTTTATCAAATTTTAACTTTTTAGCCATGGCTTCAAACCACGAACTATACGCCTTGTAACCACCATTTTCTATTTTATCTTTTATTTCTTGAAAATCTCTATTACTAACTTTAATTTCACCATAATCTAAAGTTATTTCATCGTCCTTATATTCTGCACGATTTAACATATAATGAACTATATCATCACATTTAATCAGTTTTAAATCTTTTGAATAACGTGGATCACGAAACCAATACATCTCAGTAATTTTAAAGTCATTCATACCCTTAATTGCCTGATTGTAAATTGAATAATATATCGGATCAAATCCATTTGGTGTTGATATTACAATTACTTTACCTCCTGTAGATAAAGACGCCATACACGCAGACCAAAAGTCTTCATCTGCGTTTATATAAGCCGCCTCATCAAATATAAGAATAGTTGGTGTATAACCACGTAAAGCATCTTTTGATGTTGCTACCGCTTTAACTTCACATCCATTGGTTAATTTAAAATGTCTTTGGGAATTTTTTTCGTTTGAGAATCCAACACCTAACCATTTAGGCCATTGCTCTACAAATGCCCTTACTTTATTTGCCATTTCAACGGCAGTATCCATTTTGTTTGCAATTATAAGAATTTTTTCAGGTTTTTCTTTACGAGCAAATACCATTCTTTTTGATGCCCATGCTGAAGTTACTGTGGACACACCTGCCTGACGATATTTTAATGCAATATTTTCTTCACATGTATCGTAATCTTTTACAAGTGTAACTTGATCATTAAATAATTCTAACGGTACGTATTTAGATTGAGTATTGTCGTATGTTTGTAGATATGTTTTTAATGCATAAGGAGTATCATTTACACATTTAGCATATTCTAATAAGGCTTGTTCTTTTGTTAACGACATTCATTATCTTTTGTTTCTTCTGATTGCGTATAATAATTCACCTTTTGTTGTATGTGGAGGTAAATGATCTTCAATCAATTTCATTATTCCTTCTTCTAATTTTTTAACAGAGTCTTTTGACTCAACCTTTTTAGGTAATCCTTTATGTTTTGTGGATGCAAAATCTTCTAAATCTTTTTCTGACATTTTATTTGACATATCTTTAACTGATTTAGAAACTTTAGATTTAGGGGTATCTCCTCTTTTAACAGAAAGAGCCAATCCCATAATTTTTTGTTGTTGTTTTGATTTTGACTTTTCTTGTAATTCTGTTTCACCAATAGATGCGGTGTCATTTTTAGGATCAAAATTTACTTTATTTTTATCTGTAACGGCTTTAGATGCGTCTAAAAACTTATCTTTATCCTCTTTATTACCTAAATTATATTGTTTTATAGTTTTTGTTACTTCTTCTTTAGGTTCTTTTTTTACTTTTTTAGCCTTTTCGTATAATAAATTTATTTGAGTTTCATTCAAATTCTCTAAAGTTGAAATTGAAAGACCTTCATGTAATAATGTTGCTATTTTTGTATTAATATGTTTCATCGTTCACTAAGTTTTTTTCCCATTTTAATACGATATCTCTTTCGTATAATTTATTCTCAACAGTTTCAACACTATCACCGTATTGAAAAACTAATCTTTTCCTTTTGTGAATTAATATATCATCACTATCTGATTTTTCCCACGCTAAAGATATGACACCATCAATTGCATCATAAACACCAAAAAAATCAGAGTTTTGAATTAAATTTAATTCTATTTCTGAGTTCTTTAAAACTCCTACTTTTTTTATATAATTTACTTCAGGTGGGAGTGGTTTTCCTGATGCTGGTTCAGCATCCCAATCCTCCCCCCAAACATCATCCAAATCAGAAAAAATAAATTCATATATATTATCCCCCCTGTAGTTTGGTCCTAATTCATTTACATATACTAAAATCATAAAATTCTTCCTCTTGGGGTTATTTTAAACTGCCTATTTTCAACAACAAACACTAAATTTTCTTTGTTTGTTTTACCAACAAACTTAGCGTTTTTGTTTGATTTGTAAAACTCATTAGCCGTCTCTAATTGAGCCAAACTTTCACTTAATTTTACAAATTCTTTTCTTACTTGAATTCTTTTTAGTTTTTCCTTTAAAAAATCTTTTTTTCTTTTTTCTTCAAGTATATTTTTTTCTTCTTGTTTTATATCAAAATACCCACTTAAAACCTTTTCAACTTTAGACTCCGTAAACAATGAATCCATAATATGCGAATACCCTTCAGCCTTTTCAGGTGCTGGTGGCGCTTCTGCACCCATATCAGGAGACATCATATCTCCACCCATATCAGGTTCTTCCATACCCAAATCTTCATCTCCCCCCATATCAATTTCTTCGTCACCCATATCATATTCATCAACCTCATCAAATTTTCCAATAATATCATCTCTATCATCTTCATCTAAATTATCTAAATTAATTGCTGACAATATTGAATTTACCACGTATTTAATATCTTGTGAGTCCATACCTTTATCTTTATCAAAAGATCTGATTTTTTGACTTAATCTTCCTGTTAATTTTTGTATAGATTTTAGACCTAAAGGTCCTGCAGGTTCTTCCTCATCTTCAGGTTCACCCATATCATCCATAGGTGGTTCCATACCTTCTTCACCCATATCATCCGTAGGTGGTTCACCTCCCATATCATCAGTCGGTGGTGCCCCTTCTTCCCCTGCTGGTGGTGCTCCTGCACCCATATCTCCTTCTGCTGGTGGTGCTCCTGCACCCATATCACCTTCTGCCGGTGGAGTCCCTGCGTCTGCTGGTGGTGCTCCTGCATCCATAGGTGGAACCCCAGCATCTGCCGGTGGTGGTGCTCCTGCACCCATATCACCTTCTGCCGGTGGAGCCCCTGCGTCTGCTGGTTTTGGTTTATTTTGTTTTAATACGAATTTTTTTTTTGCTTCGGCTTGTTCACCAATTAACGGAATACCATATTCATAACCAGTCACTCTATTAATTTCACTTGACATAATATTCAACCTTTTCATGGCCTCAGAATATGATCTATAGTGTTTTCTATGTTTCATAGATTCCGTATAATCCAAAGTAGACTCATTCAATCCACTTTTAATTATGTACCCTAATTTTTCTTTAACAATACCATATGTTTTACCATCTGATAATGTAATAGTATAATTTGTAGTAGAAAGGTCATTATTATCTTGTTTAGGTGATTCATTATAACGTGCAATTTCCATGATACGTCTAATTTTATCCATACCTTGTAATTTTTCACTTCCTAAAGGTCTTAAATCTGCCATTTTAATTTTGTTTTAATTGTTTAGTACATTAATTGTTCAGTTTTTAAACCGAAAATATTTTTATATATAAATATATTGTTTTTTTGTATTTTACGACCTACTCGTAATTTTCTTGCTCCAAAGACAATTTTTTATCTATCATATTGTTTTTATAGTCATTTAATTTACCTATATATCCACTTCTTCTTAGGTATTTAAAAACTAAATTCTCATAAGAAAATTCACCTTCTTTTTTCAAACCGCACGATCTATATTTTCTGATTTTCTCTTTATACTTATCAACCAATTTTGTTGCGGTTTCTAAGTCCTCATCTTCAGCATTTTCCAAAACACCGTCAATAATATCCATCCATTGTTGTGCTTTTTCTTTTAGTTTTTTCTCGTTGGGTTTGAAGTCTTCTTTTTGTGGTGTTTTTAACCATTTATCATAGATTAAAGAATACACACCCATACTTTCATTTTCTTCATTAAGATCTTGAACATATAACTCAACCTCGTAACCTTTAATTCTTATATCATGAGAAGAATTGAAAACTGTTTTTTTTAATCTGAATAGTTCTTCGTATGTTTCTTTTTTCTCACCAGCATCATTAAAGTCATATATGATGTGTAAATCAAAATCAGAAAACTCACTCCAATTATATCCTGTTAAAGACCCTAATAGGTAAACATCGTGAACAAAAATTTCCACGTTTAAAAAATCTATAAATAAGTTTGCGATTTTTAACAATCTATCTCTGATCTCAGAATTTAGTTTTGGTTTTATTTCACTTTTATTAGAATCCCAAACTTCCGGATTTAATTCATCCTGTAAATAAAAACTTTTGATTATTTTTTTATCAATTGCCATGTATATAAATATGGCGTAATTTTTATTTATCTAATTTTTTGTATTTGAATGTCTTTGAGATTTGGGTATTGAAAAATTTACCTTGTGATTCGGATAACCTAAATTGGGCATAAATATTATGAGGAACCTCATCGTATTCGTATTTGAATCCATTTTTAAATTCAACTATCAATTTATTAGATTCGGTATCATATATTGTAGTTTTAAGGTTACTTGATTCGATTTCACAAGTAATTTTGGTTCCGTCAATATCTGTTCTTTTAATTGCCATAATTTTTTATTAGAAAAATATTAAAAAAGTTTTTTAAATCAATAAAAAGTCTTATATTTGTAGTATAATTATTCACCTCTTAAAAATAAACCTCATGAAAAATTTAGAACCCACAATTGTATTGTCACTTTTAGGTGTTATGATATTATCAGTTATTATTAATATCGTTTTGTTTGGTATTCCCGCTACTTTATGGTCAATCTAATTAAAAATTAAATAAATGAAAACAATAAAAAATATACCCGTAGTTACTAAATCTTTAACATTATTATCAATTATATTTTATTTATTAAATTGTTATGATGGTAATATTAACATTGATTTTGGAATGTATCAAATATCTGATAAAAATTTTAGTTTGTATCAAATTTTGACATTTTCGTTCTGTCATAATGTGAATCCTTTTCACCTATTAAATAATATTGCATTTTTTATTTTAGTTTCTTCTCTTTTAGAAAAGGTGTTAGGTCATAAAATGATAGGTTTAGTTTTATTAACAATACTAATAAATGTTATCGGTATAAACTTGATTGATATAAAAAATAATGTTTTGGGGCTCTCGTCTATTCTTTTTTCAACAATAGCACTTTTTATTTTGAGTAAAAATAATTTAGAGTCTACGTTGAGTTTTGGGTTAAAATTTGTTTTGTTAATATATGTTGTAGATGTATTTTTAATACTAACTTTTGGTGTTATGGATAGTAAATATACCCCTGACTTTTATAGTGCATATCTACACTTATTAGGTATTATATCAGGAACATTATTTTTCTTATTCTATAAAATAAAAAAACTCATCCTTGGATGAGTTTTTTATCTATTATTTTTTTATTTTTTAGTATCTTCGTGATCCTCCACCACCACCAGAACCAAATGTATTTGATAATGACTTTCTCATGTGTCCAGCATAACTATAATTAAAACAGTCAGACCCACCTATACTTTTAACGTAATCGTTTATTTGACCGTATTCTTCATCAATATCACTCATTTCACTATTAAAATACTCACACCAACCTTTACCTGTTTTACCTTGGATTCTTTTAGAAAACTCAACCAAATCATTTCTGTTTTTACATTTTCTTATTGCTGTTAATGCTCCCGCCTCATCATCGTCAAATGTACCTGACAATGCTGCAACAAACTCATCAGCCGCCGAGGTACCAACACCCTCACTTAATACTCGCCTTACAATTCTTGTAAGATCTGATTCTGTTAATCTAACAATTCTTTTCATAATTTTTTTTTATTTTTTATTGATTAATACCTTGTAGTACCGTTATTTTTAAAAGTATCTCCAGTCGCTAGGTTAAATCTATACGCAAAGTTATCCGCACTTCTTTTCATACTTCCCAGAGTACTTCCTTTGTAACAGTCACTACCACCTAAACTTTTTACGTGATCGTTTATTTGACCGTATTCTTCATCAACATCGCTCATTTCACTATTTAAATACTGACACCAACCTTTACCTGTTTTTGCTGTAATTTGTTTACTAAATTCTTGTAACGCAGTTCTATCTTTTAAAAGTTTTATATTTCTTAATGCTGCCGCCTCATCATCATCAAACAATCCAGATAAAGATTTAATAAAACTATCAGCAACTGCCGCCCCGTTTCCTTCGTTAATTACTCTTCTTACAATTCTTGTAAGATCTGATTCAGTTAATCTAATTATTCTTTTCATAATTTTTTTTTTGTTATTTTTTATTTTCTTTTCTAATAAATATGTTGTTTTTTAAAAAAAGTTTCTTTATCAAAAAAAAATTATCTATATTTGTATAATAAATATTTTATGAAAAAAACTTTAAACTTTTTAAAAAACCTACCTAAGTCTGTAAAAACCATAATTTTAATTAATTTAATTATTAATTTAATTTTTATTTGTTATTACAATATATTTGGTTTTAATTTAAATTTAACATTTGGTGCATACCCTATATGCTCAGAAAATTTTGAACTTTACAGGATATTAACCTTCATGTTTTCACATTCTTTAAATATCGGTCACATAATCTCAAATATTGTAATTTTTATTATATTCGCATCTTCTGTTTCTAATAAGATTGGTAATTATAAAACTTATTTACTATATATTTTTTCTGGTGTTATTTCTTTTATTATTTTTAATAACCAAAAAAACTATGAAAACAAAATGATTAAAAAAGATATGATAAGTTTGGGTATTGATGTTAAAAAAATTAATCAGTTAGAAAATGGTGTAGTTGAGTTTTCTAATTTTAAAAACATGAACGAAGATCAAAAAAAATATTTAAATAATTACCCATACACTAATTCATATTTGAGTGGTTCGTCGGGATCTGTCTTTTCATTTGTTTTGTTGTTTTTATTTTTTAATATTAAAGAAAAAAAAATGTGGATACTAAATATTTTTGTAATGTTATTATTGTTTAATACGTTTTTATCTTATATTTTTAGGGATATCACAACATCGGGAAGTACTTTTGGTCACTTAGGTGGTATTTTAGGTGGATTAATATTTTTTATTTATATTAAAATTTTAGAATTAAAAAAAGGGGCACATTAACCCCTTTTTTTAATTATTATAAATGGTTTTAATTAATACGATATAGTACCAGCTCTACCTCCAGCCCATTTTAATATGTTATTCCAAGAATTATAACCGTCATTAAAGCTTTGACGATCACCACAATTAGAACTAAGATTACTAATATGTGCGGTTATACCATCGTATTCTGAATCCGCAGCAGACATTTCAGAATCGATATACGCCGGTAAAGTTTTACCTGTAAGGGCTTTAATTTTGGTCATACACTCTTGTAACTCTTGACAAGTCTTAATAGTTTTTATTGCCGCTAAAGCGCCTGACTCATCATCATCCCAAAAACTACCACTTAACGCGGTGTGTAATTTTACCGCAGCATTAGCACCATTTCCTTCGTTAATCATTCCTTTTGATTCACGAATAACTCTTCTTACAATTCTAGTAAGATCAGATTCAGTTAATCTAACTATTCTTTTCATAATTTAAATTTCTTTTTTTATTTTTTATTTACTTATAAATATATCTATTTTTTAAAAAATTCAAAAATCAAAAAAAAACCCCACCCCATAAAAGGGTGGATTCAAAACTAGTATTGGAACAATTTATTTTAAACTCTTAATTTTATCTCTCAATTTGATTGCATTTTCAAAATCTTGTTTTTTTACACATTCGTCTAGTTCCTTATTAAGTTTTGTAAGTTCTTCTTTATTTGACTCAAGTTTTTTAATTTTATCTCTTAACTCAACAGCCTTTTCAAAATCTTGATTCTCAACACATATATTTAATTCATATTTTAATGTGTCAATTTCATTTGTTGGTTTATTTGATTTTCTTGTTAAAAAAGTATAGGAAAATAATCCTGTGTCTGACACGTAGGATCTTTTCTCCCAATCTCCGTTTTCATCAGAAACACTCTCTATTTTTTCTTTATTTTTAAGATGAGGTTGTTCAAAAAACATTTCATCAAATTCTTTAAATAACTTGTCAAAGTTTTTAAAATTTCTAAATAACATAATTTTTAATTTTTTATAAGTTTATTTTGGTATAATTTTTTACTAATTAAATGCCAAACATAAAAACATGACAGAATGTCAGTATAGTATGACACAATGACAATTATAAAAAAACATTGATTATTATAATGAATTCATTTAACTTTTAACCAAATAAAAAATTTAAATTTTACACAATGATAGAATCATTTGATGACTCAGAAAAATCAAAAAATAAAACTAACGACGCTAAATCAAAAACACCTGTATTAGATAATTTTTCAAGAGACTTAATTAAGTTGGCTGAAGAAGGAAAATTAGATCCTGTTGTTGGTAGAGAAAATGAAATACATAGAATTGCACAAATTCTTTCAAGAAGAAAGAAAAACAACCCAATTATATTAGGAGAACCAGGTTGTGGTAAGACGGCAATTGTTGAAGGTTTAGCAAAGAAAATATTTGAGGGTGATTGTCCTCAAAACTTATCAGGTAAAAGAATTGTTTCATTAGATATGACATCTGTAGTTGCTGGAACAAAATATAGAGGTCAGTTTGAAGAAAGAATGAAAGTAATAATGGAAGAGTTATATGCCAATCCTGATATCATTGTTTTTATAGATGAAATTCATACAATGATTGGTGCTGGTAATTCTTCAGGTTCTATGGATGCATCTAATATCTTTAAACCGGCACTTTCAAGAGGAGAATTACAGTGTATCGGAGCAACTACATTAGAAGAGTATAGAAAGAATATTGAAAAGGATGGTGCTTTAGAAAGAAGATTTCAAAAGGTAATGGTTGACCCATCAACAAAAGAAGAAACATTACAAATTTTAACTAACGTTAAAGATAGATATGAAGACCATCATAAAGTAACATATAGTGATGATATATTAAAACTTTGTGTTGAATTAGCGGATCGTTATATTACAGATAGAGAATTTCCTGATAAGGCGTTTGATATTATTGATGAGGTTGGTGCAAGATCCCAAGTTGAAATTAAACTACCTGAGATTATTGAAGATTTAAAACGTCAAGCACAAGAAATAAAAGAAGAAAAAGTAAGAGTTATCAATAGTCAAAGATACGAGGAAGCTGCTAACTTGAGAGACAAGGAAAGAAAAATTTTAAATGATTTAGAAAGAGAAAAATCTGAGTTTGAAAAAAATAGAAATTTATTCAAAAGAGAAGTAACTGATGATATTGTTTATGATGTGGTTTCTCTAATGACAAAAATACCAATTTCTAAAATATCAACTGATGAGACTGAACAATTAAAAACATTAAAAGAAACCTTATCTAAAAAAGTTATTGGTCAAGAAGACGCCGTTGCAAAAATATCAAGAGCAATACAAAGAAATAAGGTAGGATTAAATGACCCTAAAAAACCAATATTTAGTGGGTTACTTATCGGTAATTCGGGTGTTGGTAAAACTGAGTTGGCAAAACAATTGGCAAAACATATGTTCAATACCGAAGACGCGCTTATTAGGTTAGATATGAGTGAATTTTCAGATAAAATAGCAACATCAAAACTTACAGGAACATCACCAGGTTATGTTGGTTATGAAGACGGATCACCATTTTTAAATAAAATTAAAAACAAACCTTATTCTGTTATTTTATTAGATGAGATTGAAAAGGCTCACCCTGAAATTTTTAACGTATTTTTACAAATGTTAGATGAAGGATTTTTAACTGACGGACACGGAAGAAAAATTAATTTTAAAAACTGTATTATTTTGATGACATCAAATATCGGAACAAAAATTGTTCAGGATTTTGGTACAGGGGTTGGATTTTCAACAGGAACAAAAATTGATAAAAGAGAAGAAGAAATAAAATCAGTTTTAGAAAAAGAATTATTTAAAAAGTTTGCTCCTGAATTTATAAATCGTTTTGATGAGATTATTTATTTTAAAGACCTTAGTGAAACTGATTTATTAAAAATAGTTGATTTGGAACTTGAAAAGGTATATAAAAGAATTGAAAGTATTGAGTTTGATTTGGAAGTAGAGGAGAGTTTGAAAAAACATATTATCTCTGTGGGTACCGATACGAGGTTTGGAGCAAGAATACTAAAAAGGACAATTCAAAAATGGGTGGATGATTCGGTAACTGAAAAGATATTATCGGATAACCCAGAGAAGGGATCTAAATTTATCTTATCATATAATGAGACAGATAAAAAAACTGAGGTTAAAGTAAAAAAACCAACAAAAAGAAAAAAATAATTTTGTAGAACAGAAAAGTTTTCGTAAGTTTGTGGTTAATCATTTAAATAAACACCTATGAAAACTTTTCTTTTATCTTTAATTTTATTATTAACGTCGTTTTCGTTTTCTCAAAAAATAATGTTTGAGGTTTACAGGGCTGACATATATAGAAAGTTAGGCACAGTTAATATGGATACTCCTGTTGAGGATTATACAAAAGTAGAAAAGGATATTAAATTAAAAGAAATTTTTATTTTTGATTTAGATTCTTCAATATTGAAAATAAATTCTTATCCGAATGAAGAAACAGATACTAAAACATTTAAGATTGATTGTATTAAAAAAATAAACGATAGTATAACAATTAAATCAAAAATAAATTTAAATAAAAAGGGGGTGTCTTATTTATTTACATCTGATTTTAACATAAACGAAGATAATTCATATATTAATCTTTTGTTTTATGATGTCATTAATAATGAGTCAACATTTATAAATGTAAGTCATTTTTCTTATAAAAAATAAAACCTTTATAGGGGTTTTATTTTTTATTAATTTACACAAAATAACGCTCCTTTTTGATCTAAAGTCATTGTTGAGAGATCTCCAGTTGGTGGTGTTGTATAAACATTTTTATCATTTAAAAGACCGTTAATTGCTTTAACGACTCTTTCTAATCCCGGTTTTTTATGTCTTCCACTATTAATGAATGTACAAATGTTAGTTTTATTTTTCTTTACTTTTTCTATATTACCCGCATTAGATGGTACACCTGCCTGTACCGACCTTTCTAATCCTGGTAAGGTATTAACTAATAAATTATGTAATTTATCAAATTCTACATCCTGCTCTTCAGTTCTATTTTTCATCCCTATATTAAGCAATTCATCGTATTTTTTTTGTGCCGCTGCTTTATCAGCAAATCCAAGACTTTTCAATTGTGATTTTGCCGATTCTAATTTAGCTAAATTATCATTATATGATGTTGTATTTTTTTCCATATTGTATGATGTAGATTCAATCGCATCAAATAAACTAACCAAACTTTCTTCAGCATCGCTTGGTTGTGACGGTAGAATATAATCCGTAGTATTGCATTTTGGATTGGTTCTTTTTACATATGCTTTACATCTATCTTTTTGCCATTTATCAAAAGTTGGGTCAGCGATAACCCCAAGGGTGTCATTTTTTGTTGGGAATTGTTCATATTTTACAGGACCGATTGGTTCCGTTTCAACCCCCGATGGAAATTCAGTAGAACATTTACAACTAAATGATTGTGTCCATGTTTTATTTTGTTGTCCAGAATAACCTGAATTAAATATTAAAACGGCTGTAGAAACTCCGGTGTCGTGATTAAAACTAACTTTTAATGTTTTTCCTTCTGTATTTGCACCTAATTTTAAATTACTTAACAGGTCTTTACTTACAGGAAAATTATTATCCTTTTCAACACCAGATGTTGGAAATGCTGGTACCTCTGTTTGTGCGTTTGGATTTTGTTCCATTAAGTATTGTCTACCTGACGCTCTATAATGCATCTCAAGAATCCTTTTTTTTTCACCTTCGTTTAAACTTGATAAAATATTTTTCATATAATTTTGTTTTTATTAATAAATATACTATCTTTATAAAAAAATTTAAATGAACCTAAACAAATTCAAAGAGTTACTATCGGTCCCTTCTAAAACATATCAAGAAGAAGATATGGTAGAATATCTTTGTAATGAACTTGACACATTTCCAGGCGTCTCCTACTACCGAGATGATATGATGAATATATATGCAACTAAAGGCAAATTAAACGAAGGCGAATATTACCCAATGTTTATTGCCCACACGGACACCGTTCATCATAAGGTAGATAAAATCATAGTTAAAGAAGAAAACCTCATCAGACCAAATACATTTGGAAAAAAGTTTGATGAGGTTAAAGTCCCATGTTTAAAAGCATACACCGAAGATGGTAACCCAACCGGTATTGGTGGTGATGACAAATGTGGTATTTTTATTTGTTTAGAGTTATTAAAGACTTTAGATAAAGTAAAAATTGGTCTTTTTGTTTCAGAAGAAACAGGTTGTCACGGATCATCAAAATGTGATGAAAACTTCTTACAAGATGTTGGTTATATTACACAATACGATGCGCCAGGAAATCATTTAATCTCCGAGATTTGCTCGGGAGTTCGTTTATTTGAACGTGATAGTGAATTTTTTATTAAAACATTAGGTGTTATTGAAAATGCGTTTGGAAATGAAATGCTTGTTCAATCACACCCTTATACAGACATATCTCAATTAAAAAAGAAAATAGATGTTTGTTGTATTAATATGTCTTGTGGGTATTACAACATGCACTCATCACAAGAGTTCGTATCAATTGAAGATGTAAGATGTGCTATTGAAGCAGGAAAAAATATGGTTAAAGAATTAGGTTTGAAAAAATATAAGTATGAATATAAACCAATTTTATATACACCACAAACTGTTATGAACTCGTTATTACAATTTAAAGATGAAGAAGAAGATTATCCTGTTCATCAGTTAGAAAGTATTGATGTTATTGAAGAAAAAGATGGTATTACAATATCAGATATTTTTGACGGAAATAATCTTTTTATAAATGATGATGATTTGGTTTACTTATATGAAATATTAAAGGAACGTCTTATTTCTAAGTATTGAAAATTTATCAAGGTGTTCAAGCATATCAAATAACTTTTCATTATAAATCATATTAATTAAACTATCAATATCAGTTTTTCCTGCTTTAGATTGCCATTTAAATGGTTCTTTAATTTTATATGTGATTAAACTAGTTTCCGGTTCAATATTATCAATTCTTATTTCGTATTTTTTATCTTTTGTTTTAATCCAAGTATTAACGCCACCAAGTTGAGATACTTTATCTAAAACTTCTAAATATTTTTCATCATAATCTTCAAGGTTATTTTGAATGTCTTCTAATTTTTTTTCTAACACTCTTTCAACACCTCTACTCCAAGTGTCTTCAAATTTTTGAGTATCCCAAAATTCATATTGCATTTCATAATACACTGGTAAATGTTTAATACTGTCTTTTCTAATTGCATCAAATAATAAATCTAAAAATTTATCTTCGTCAGTACCAAAACGAGCGTATAACATCATACAAGATCCCCAATCCATTTCATATTTCCAAAAACAATATTTTTGACTATACCTTTCGACACCAACATTTCTTAAACAATCGCAATACGTGTCTCCAATTCCTTTTGGTACTTCACTTGATACCGCTTCGACATTTGCGTCTGTATACACCTCTGTTATTTCATCACCAATATTTATTGTATCTAAAAAATCTCTTATTTCAATATTTAAAATTCCGTCAAGAGGAGTACCTTCTTCTAACATTTTTGATAGTTTCATATATAATCTTGGTGAAATTGTTTTTGATATATCTCTAATTAATTCTAAATGATTTTTTCTTAATCTATCGGTAACATACCCTTCTTTCCAATCTTCACTATCTCTATCATAAAATTCTTCATACCAAGACCATCTACCATTATACATCGCATCGTAATTTCTAGCCTCCCATTCACCATCAGTATTATCTTCACCATATTCATCAGGAAAAAAGAATTTTAAATACTCTTCTAACCCATCACTAAAAGTAAAAACTATACCATCACGAGTAACTTCAATAATATCGTCAAAACTTTTACCATCAGATGTTTCAAAAGTAACTCTATATGGACTAATTCTTTTTTTTGCTAAATGCATGATGTTTTTATAATCAGACCATTCGTCTTTTTCTTCCTCATCATCGTTTTCAAAAATAAATTTTTTCTTTAACATATTTATATAAATATATTGGATAATCAAAACAAATGTATTATCTTTGTATAAGTTCTTTGAAAATATGGTTTTAAGATATACGGGCCTACCTTGGAATTGACGGGCATTGGTTGAATAAAAGAAGCATGTCGGGACTGAATTAATCTCGTTAAAAACTGATTCACACTACAAATGGCAATGTGCTAAACAACCTTGAGACTTTGGGTCTAATCTCAACTCAAGAAGTAACTGTAGCTTAATAAGTTTACGGATACGCGAGCCGGTTCACATACGCTCAGGAACAGAAGTGACTAAGGTGGATTACCATTAAACCCGAAATTGAATGGTCTATTGGTTGTTAATTTACGATAGTGAAGAACAAATTAACCTTGTTTTTGGTCAAGACAAAAATCAAATATTTTGGGGTATTAGAAAATGCCAACCTAAACATGTAGTCGTCTTTTAAACAAGATGAGCCGGACGAGGGAGTCGGAGCCCTCTAGGTCCACCAATTAAAGGGAGAAAAAATCATTCACAAATTTCTCCCTTTTTTCTTTTAATTCTTCAGTATATTTACCATTTCTTGGCGTCACAGATTTATAAGTACTCAACACCAATTTTATTTTTTCTTTCTTTTTATAATGTCTTGAATTTAATTTTTCAGAAACTTTTAACGCGGCGTCGTATCGGTAAACTAAATTATAACAATCCGAGTGATTTTCTTTTTTTGATGTCCGTTTAGAAATAACACCTTTGACATTAATTTCAGATAATATAAAATTACGTACAGACTCAAGTAAAACTAAATCTATGTTAGTAAAACCGACATGTGTTGTTTTTTCTTTATTTTTAAGACCGCTTAAGGTTATATGACCATCCGCATCAAAAAACCCACTAATATATTCCCAGTTCATATTTATATTTTATATATAAATATTTAGGAAATGAGTAAAATTTCACCCACCTCCACAGGTGGGTTTTTTTATGCACAAAAAAACCTCACATCTTATTAAGAGTGAGGTCAACTTTCTAGAGAAATAGAAAATTACTTTTTTGTTGTGTCAGCAACCACGTCTGTCGCGTTAACTGTTGAATCAGCAACTGCTTCAGTTGTTGCGTTAGGTGTAGCATTTTGAGTTGCCGTTTTTTCACCACAAGAAGTCAATAGAGAAATTGTGGTCAAAACCGTAAGACACACTAATACTAACTTTTTCATTTTATAAAAATTAAACGTTTATTTATATAATATATATCATAAAAAATCATTTAAGTCAATCGGTTATATCAAAAATTGTTGTATCTTTGTGGTATGCAA